CCCGATTGCCCCACTTCGTACATTTCTCTGCCGTAAATAGCCCCCGGTATCGCCGCGTCGAAGTTGCACTCCATCTCCTGTAGCCATGCGTCCTCCGACAACTCCTTTCTCAGCGCGTCAATTTCTTCTTGGTCAAGAATTCCCGAATTAGATGCGGTCAGCAGCAAGGTAAAGCAGTCCTTGTCTTGCTTGCCCGCTTCAAAGCGTTCGTAAAAGCTATTCTTACCCTTTGGCGTTCCAATAATTATCGCCCACCCTTTGCGGTCAGCCAGCGCAGGACGGATAACATACGGCCATACAGTTGACTTCCAATCGCCATACTCGTCAGCAATAATCCCGTCAAAGTAAAGACCGCGCAACCTGTCAGGATTGTCAGCACCAAATAACTGAATACGCGCCCCGTTTGGAAAATCGAGTCGTAATTCACTTTCGTTCACCTTTATGTTGGGTATGGGTTTTGTAAACGTCTTACAATAATCCCAGATTACTTGTTTTGCCTGTGAGTAGTATGGGCAGATGTAGGCATACCTACCATCCCCACTAGAGTCTGTGCAAGCACACTTTATCAATTCGTTAATACACGCTACCGACTTGCCCGCCCTTCTGTGAGCGACCACAACCGCCCACCTCTCTTTTCTTGCGTGTAGTGGTCGAAATACATCTCTTGGCTTGTAGGGGATGACAACCTTCATGACTCCCACCCGATAACAAGGCTTGCCGCTGTGCCGTCCGCGTTAGTGATGCCAAACGCCACTCTGTTCTGCTCCTTAGCGCTTGCCCATCCATGCACGTTTTGAAGGATAGCTAACGCCGCCTTTGTATCGCCCCCTAGCGCCGCGTCTTTTAGCACCTGCGCCATTTGCGCCTCTGCGTCAGCGGCGCCCTTCATCGTCATCAACTCAACGTTTGGGTCGAGTTGGCACAGTTGCCGATACTCGCTTGGAAGTAGCCCCGCAGCAAGGGCGAGCTTGTCACCCTTTAGTCCAAGTGCTGACGCATCGTAAATGGCGTTTAGACGCGCCTCTGTGACTTTTAACTCTCTTGGTGAATATGGAAATGATTGCATGGTCGCATGAATCCTTAGCTTGTAAAAAATATTTATAATATATATGGAAATGACTTTTTTGTCTGTGAATCTTTTGCGCTCTTTTTGGAATAAACGCCCCCCCCCCTTATGTGTCAATATTTTGACATTGTATGTAAAAATGCAAACGATGGAGATAATGCCCCCGCCAGTCGCTGTGTCAAGTCCTCCCCGCCTGCGCTTTATTTTTTATTTTAACCCCCCCCTATCGCTGGAAGCCACGGATTACGCGGGTTACAGAGGATTCAAGGCTAAGTGTCAATTATTTGACGTTAACGTATGTCATTGATTTATAAGGCTTGCAAGGCGTCTGCCCTGCTGTCTGCCCTGCTGTCTGCCCTGCTGTCTGCCCTGCTGTCTGCCCTGATAGTGTAGTCAGTCAAGTGGGTATATGTAGGCGATTAAAAACAGTGTGACTGACCACGCCTGCGCCTAATGTTAGCGCGGGTTTGCGCGGTTGTGGTCAGTTGTGGGTATAACTTCATCCGCACATCTTTTATATATATTATTATATACCTTATTATTATTATGGTATATTATATAATTCTTACTATATATAAAATATATTACCTACAACTGACTACAACACTTCCAGACCAGTACAGGCGCGGCTTCGCGCGTAGCCAGTCTAACACCCTTTAAACTGACTACATAATACCTACCACTAACCACAAATCACCTTTTGTAACAAAAAGTATTACATTTAATTTTTATTGCTCTATAATGTTTTGCAAGTCGTCAAGTTTGGCGACTGTATACGCTAACTACACTATAGAGAGAGAATAACAATGATAGCAATACACACTAAATATTTACCTACTACCAATTCACGCGGCAGTAGAATTAAAGCTTACACTGCAGCTCATGGCGACTTCAAAGGCTTTGAAGTTACTATTTCATACCCTCACGAATTTGACGGCGTGGCGTGTCATTTTGAGGCAGTTAAGGCGCTAATCATTAAAAACAAACTAGATTGGAATACCGAAAATATGAGGTATGGTGATAGTGCGGACGGGCGCGGATATTCATTTTGTTTTGACGCGTCAAAGGTGGCGCTATGATTTACATTCAACGTAAGAGCGCTGGATATCTTGAAACCGTCGACGCGTTTGACACTATAAAAGAAGCGCGGGCAATGCTTAGCGAATATCGGCTATCAGATAGAACCGCCGAATATTACTTAAGCCGACGCGCTTGCAAGGCGTGGACCGCGTAAGATTCCAGCGTATAGCGCGTGGTTAACGCCGCGCGTTATGCGGTGTACTTTTGCACCTAATAAAAATAAAGGTTAAACAATGAAAAATATAATTTTCGCGGAAACAACAAAACAGGCATTAAAAGAACGCGCTGCAGGTTATCACGTCGCTAAATTCGAAAGCGATTGCGTAAAAATAAACACTTCAACGTTAAACGTTGAATTATACAAGCATCATAACGTTAACGCGGTTTTAGAGTTAGCTAAAATTAAGGCGTTTAAATTAACAGATATAGCTTTTGATTTAACTGTAAAAGGTAACGCGCTGCCATTATCTGAACGCGAGTTTTTTCAAGGTGCTAAGGATGACAATAAGATTATCGGTATCCAGCATATACCGGCCGGCTTTATAAATGCCAAGTGGTTAAAAATGACGGGTAAGCCAAACGAAGTACGGTATTACTTAAAAGGCATGCAGTTCAAGCGTGAAAATAATAAATTGCAAGTCGTTGGTAGTGATGGTCATCAATTAATAATGAATACCGCTATCGGCGAAACGGGCCCTGATTTTAACGCGATAATCCCAAGTGAGGCGCTACTCATATTAAGTAAAATTAAAACGTCTTGTTTAATGACGGTAACAGATACGCACGCAAAATTTACGGGTGATGACTGGGCGATCGAAACACGATTAATTGACCATCGGTACCCTGATTTCTCAAAAGTATTTCAAACATCAATTAACGGCGATATTGACGTTAATAGAAAAGCGTTAATTCAGGCGATAAAGGACGTTACGCCGTTTTTACCGCCCAAACTGCAAGGGGTGATATTAACGGTTACAGATAAAACATTAGATTTTAACCATCATGGCGACACGCTTGCAAGCGTGCCGTTCATTCATTCAAGTGGCACAAAAACAAGCGAAAGCGTTGACGTCGGTTACTTACTTAACGCGCTTGAATGCTATAAAGATGAAAAAATTATGCTAAGTTTTCGCGATAGCTTAATTCAAATTAATCGCGATACTTATCAAACCAACATCATTATGGCAATGAGATTATGATAATAATATTTTTAATACTGGTAAAGTTTGCCATTTTGGCGATATTACTAGAAAACTAAACAAGAAGGCGCTCGAAAGAGCGCTTTTTTTTATTGCCCCAAACAATAGCAAGGCCTTAATAGGCCTTTTTTATCGCCTATCATTTAACGGCCTACAATGGCCACTATAGTGCAAAACAATTTAAAGCAATACTACCCTACGCCTTATCATTCAGTCAAGCTATAGCAAGCCAATAAAGGCTATTCTATAGCCCTATTCAATAGCAGGCGCGGGCGTAAAATCACGCGCAAAATCTTATTTGATGGTTATTTGATAAGGTCGGATTTTCAAATTTGGGGATGTACAGGATTTCAAATCTAATGAACGTCAAAAATTTGCCACGAAACGATTTGCAAAATTTTGCCACGAAACCAAATGCCAAAAAAAATTCCCCAATCATCCGAGCCGATAATTGAGGAACACATGAACTAACAATTAGAGAGAATTGTTGCAACTAGTCTACTTAATCGCTACAACTTTTGCAACAGGTTTCTGCTCTGCCAAATCACGCAGCGCAGACTTGCTCATGTGCGCAAACTCATGTGCGCAGAATACGTGCTTCTTAGTCTTAGACGAACGCGACGCGCACATCCCGACATCAACCCAACCTGCTTCTTCGAGTGCATGAAACAAAGCAGCAGGAGGGAATTGTTTACAGCCAAACGACATCGCCGCCCGCTCACAGATGGCTTGAAAAGGAGAGGCAATCACCCCGGATGCAAACTCACCCATGCGATGCGTAATCATATCGAGAAGCGATGACTCAACAGCCGACATACCATTCTGCACAAGTGACATCTTAAAGTCTGTCATGGGCGCAGGCGCAGCAGGGTTGAACGCAGACACATCACGCAAGAACAACCAGTTGGCAATAAGGTCATACCCACCGCCGTCATTAAACCATTTCCATATAGCGGTAGCTGATTGCGGCGTAAGACGCTCCGCCGTACTCCAAGTAGCAAACCAGCGACGGTCACCCGATTCGAGTGACAACGGCACACGGTCATTAGAGAACGCAAGCACGGCAAGGCGGTTCACAAGGTTATACGGGGCAAGGCCTTTACGGTTAACAGACAGCATCTCAGGTGGCGCGGCGATAACAGGCTTGAGTTTGTTGGCAAGCATCCGACGCGCGGCGCTGTCTGCTTCTTTAAGCTCATTAATGACGATAACCTCTGCTTCTAAATGATAGCCCCACGCGGACTGAATGGTGTCAGTAGACATAAGCGAGTAATTACGCAAGTGAGGTCCACACACGGCGTAAATGAATGGGGCATACATCGTATCTTTACCGATACCTTGACCGCCGGCGTGAAGAATAGCGTGGTTAATCTTAACGCGCGGATTTTGTACCTTGAATGCCATGTAGTCCCATATATGGTTAAGCTCACGCTCGTCTGGAACAAGCGATTTACAGTGGTCAAGCCATAAGGATATATCGCCACCCAAATTTCCGCCACGAGATGAATCTGGACGGGCGTCGCGCCATCGGTTGCCATACAATTCACCGTCACGCATAGCAATCACCGAGTCACCAGCGGCAAAGGTGATACCTGCAAGCACTCTAGCGCCCATCACCTGACGATTTTCATCAAAGCTCATGGCGGCTTCTATCTTACGGTCAGAGTGAATACTCTTGCACGACACATGACGAAACACGGCGTTGAACGTCTGACGTGAGAACTCACGACGGTTTTGCAAATCGAAGTAAGAGTCGTCTGACATAACGTAAGCAAAGCGTTGATACCACTCCGCTTTCTCAAGCCGTGCGATTTCCTTTTGTTCGACTTCTGCAATGATAGCCGCCGCGTCAGTGCTGAACATATCAGTGGGTTCAAGTTTGCCAATCGCTGTGTGCATGACCTCTGCAAGTATTTCTTCACGAAGACCATGTGAGTGTTTAGGGCCGCCATTCTCAGCCACCCACGCGAGGTAAGCACGGCTGTCCCACGAAGCGCAGTGGCCATGAAAGCAACAGTAAGCGCGGTTGAGCGGATGGTATCTACCCATCAACTGACCATCAGTATGCTCAGCGTGGTTGGGGCAAACAACGCCCACCCAACCCTCAGCGTTAGCCGACTCCATCACGTCGCCACGCGAGGATAGCCACTCCAGCACGTCATCATTGCCTGTGTCAATGATAGCAATCGGGCGCACTGTTGCCGTGTCAGCCGCAGACGGGTGAACGTTAAGCGCCGAGCAGATTTGGTCGAGGGTAAACTCACGCTCAGGGTGAAACTCTACAAGAATAGATTTGAACGCCGCACGGTCAGGCTTCAAATTGACTGACGCAGGAAGGCGAAAATTACGCACGGGGTTAATCGCGCCACTGTCAGTATAGCCCGCGTCAGCGATTGCTTTAATAGCGGCGCTAAACTCACCTTTAGTGGGCATATCATCTAAAGCAAACGTGTACCCCCACTGGTAATTCTGCGGTGAGGTTTCCATTATCCATGTCGGCTCGATAGGAGGACGCAAACTCTTGGTGCCAA